TTGTTGCACTTATCGTGCCAGCACTAACAGTTGTTGCAAAAAAATTACCAGTTCTTAGGCTGCTTACACTTACATCTTGAAATACAAGAGTTCCTGCATCAAGTTTATCTGCTGTAATACTGGTAGCTGCAAGGCGTGTAGTAGATACTTCTACAGCATTTAATACTGAAACACCAATAGCATTTATTGAAATTTCACCTGTTACAATTAAATTACCGTTAACCTGTGCTGCACTTTGTGAAAGAGAAATAGCAGTGTTAGTACCACTGCCATCCTGTATACGTCTTAGTGTTCCATCAATCCCTGCATTGTCAACACTGGTATCAATTTTTAGCAAATCTTTATAAGTATTTGCAATCTTTTTTCCTGTAAAATCACTCATTAGATTGTGTTCCAGTTTCTATCAATGTCTTCCCAGTTATCAAATACAGCAGCTTCCCAATTAAGATTACGTTCTAAATTATTTTCAGGTCGTGCATCACGGATAAACATGCTACGGTCAATCGTAGATATAATTTTATTTTGTGGATGATTAACTAAATCATATCCCTTATCATCATCTTGGGGGCAAACCCACAATCCATAGCTATTATATTTCATAACAGTTCGTGGGTATGCAAACCCACAAACATCACAAACTATTTTATTATACTTTCCTCTTGCCATACTATAAACTTGGTAGCCATGCTGAAACAGGAACTGCTGATACTAAATCTACTGGTAGTCTAGGGTCATCAACATTTACATCATCAGTTACTCTTACTATTTTATTTTGTGGATGATTTTTTAAATCATACTTACCTTCAAAGTCTTTTGAGCAAACCATCATTCCATAACTATTTTTTTTAAGTTCAGAAAGTTTATACTTAAATCCACATATGTCACATATGCCAACTGCCTTTGTCATTTTAGTACCTCAATCGAGGTCTTATTAACATGCTTGCTCTTTCTCTATCTTCTTCTTGCGCCCTACTTAATCTTTCTTCATACTCTTGTTTAATCATGTTAATACGAGAAGGGTCTACACCTGGTCTTTTCATAGACATAAAATATGCTGTCCCTGCAGTTAAGCAAGGAAGGAAACGTCTAGAAATATCTGCTGTTTGATTTGAACGTGATACATCTTCAATATATTTAACCGTTTCAAGTTTTAATATATTTGTACTATTATCTGGTAAAGGCCAGAGACTAATAACTATGTTATCCCTATCTCTACGAACTGCATATTGTGATGACCTGCCTGTCTGTGTTTTGCGAGGTATTTTTAAATACTCTTCCATACTAATTCTATTTAGCTGTAAGTCAGTGCTGCCATCTCCACTTTGCACATTTATAACTGCCTCAAGAATATCTATGTTTTGGTCAGCTAAAGTATAGGCTGTTGTGCTTGTTGTTACAGTAACTGCAGTAGTTCCAATAGTCCACAGTTGAATCCCACGATTTTGCCAGTCTTGAAGTAAAAGATTTATAGACCGTCTTGCAGAGCGAGGCTCTTCACCAAGAGTAATCTCACCACCTATCATTTCAGTTGCTTCTTGGATGACTTCATCTATGTCCATAGAAAAGTTATATGTTCCTGATGTTGCCATTACTACTTATCCTTTTCTTTATCTTTTTTATTACACTTGCAATTACAGTTTTCTTTACCGCAAGTTTTTTTAGAATCAACATTATGATATACTTTATGCATAGTTTTATTCCTTGGTTTAAACCAAAAATACTTTTCTCTATTTGCTAATGACATTACCTTCTACGTGCTTTTTTCTTACGAGCAGCACAATGAGCCTTTTGACTGAAACCTCTTGGATTCTTGCAGTCAATAGATTTTTTATACTTAGAAGACCACCTCCTTTTTCTTGGGGGACGGCTCACTTGCTTAGATACACTGCTCCTACTTATTGCCATTATGTTCGTTTTCGTTTAAGACCAAAGGTTTGTTTTTGACTTTTGGGTGGTCGTTTTTTGCTACCACTTTTACCTGCCCAAAAAACTTTGTTAGCCCAATAAGCTGCAGACGTTTTACCTTTCTTAATATTTTTAGCATGTCTAGCTTTAAAACTTTTACGAGCTTCAGGGCTATAGTTATGCCCCATGCCTTGCGCTCCAAAACGAATAATCTTAACCTTATCGCCATCACGAACTGCAACCACAGCTTTTTTAGTTGGGTGGTTGGGAGTTCGCTTAACTTGATTAAGACCTCTTAGACCTACTTTTTTTAGTCGATTTTTTTCTGCGTCTGTTAGTGCCACTACCACCGACTCCTTTTCTATACTTTGCAGTTTTCTTTGCTATAGCTTTAGGCTGCTTAACAAACTGCTTTCCTTGTTTAGTTCCTTTTCTTTTAGCTCTCGAAGTCGCCGCATATTCTGCTGGGGTGAGTGCCTTAATAGCCGCTTCTGGTAAATACCGTTCCCCCGTCTTGCTAGACTTTTTACCACTCTTGGTTCTCCACTTTTGTTTCGTCCAAGCCTTGAGTGACTTTTGTGATTTCTTTAATGCCATAACACATCCTTATGATTTATAACCTCCACCTGCTTTTTTATAAGCAGCGGCTAGCATTTGAGCTTTTCTTGCTGACCACTGACCTGGTTTACCGCCTTTACTACCAGCCTTAATACGGTTAAATAAACGCTTACGCATAGTTGGCTTTGTATAATTACCAGCCTCGTTTACTCTGCTTTTAGCTTTTTTCTTTTTACGTTTAACAGCCATTAATCCATTTCACCGCCTTTTTCTTTAAGACGAGCAGCCTCTTCTTTAGCCATCTCTTTTTCAAATTCAGCCTTTGCTTTTTGATTTGCTTCAAAAGTTCTTGCACCTTGAGAACTAACTCCTTTAGTAGGATTACCTCCAATTTGCTCACCCTCTTCTTTATAAACTATGCGACCACCTTTAGCAAGTTTTACACCACGCCCCATAAGTATATCAGCCTGTGTTACTTTACCATCTTTATTTAAGTCTGGAAATTTAGCCATGTTTTTCTCCTATCGTTTAGATACTGCACCACCACCTCGTAGTGCAACACCTGTTCCTCGTCCTAATTTATTTTTAATTTGATTACCTTTTTTAAATCTACGACCCTCTCCTAATCTTACAGCACCTGTTGATGTTGTAATCGGTTTTCCTCTACTACGTGTTGTATCCGCTGCAATTCTTGCACTACGTTCTCTTTTAATTTCTGTTTGTTCATAGTTTCTAAGAAATTTTTCTTCAGCCGCTGTTATTGGTTGGTTAGTATCTTCTTTACGTTTTAGACGAGTATATTTTTTAGCACGTTCTCTTTGTGCTTGTGTTACGTTTGCAGCAGTTCCTTGTTCTGCTTCTACAGATTTAGTTCCCTTTAGGACTAAACCTATTAAGAGTTCCTGTATCAGGGTCAGTTCGAGTTCCTATATTACCTGCCCTTACCTGACGGTCAGAAGGTTTACGAGAAAAAAGCGGTTGTGTGGGTTTTTTCTTTTTTGTTGCAGCTTTTAAAGCTGTTTGTGCTACTTTAGCTAGTGGTCCTGCCATTTAATTAATCCTCGAAATTGGGGTTGGGGGTACAATGCCTGTATCAGCACCTGCAGGAGAACTAGGACTTTGCATATCATCCCGTCTTGTTCTCCGTGCTTGATTTGCCAATGATAATATGGCAGCTTGAAACTGCTCTTCATATATAGGAGTTACTGAATAGTTTTTCATAAAGTTTGATGCTTCAACCATAGATGCATAATATAAAGCATCATAACAAAAGTCAGTAAAGTAATTTGTATTAGTGGCACTTGTTAATGTAGTTGGTCGTTTTGTAAATACAATTTTACCGCTATACGTTGCACTAGCTGTGGGAGCAAAATAAATACTTGTATTAGTTTGTCTGGAATAATATCTTGGAGTTCCAGTGCTGGCACTAACAGGCCAGTAATCATTTATATATTCATCTGTTCTAGGAAGCAAATTAATTTTTGTTCCGTTTTCTTCAATAAAAATATTTTTAATTACACGGGTTCCAGTTGGCAAAGCAAATTTATTTCTCGTAGCTGATAAAGCTACTGCAGAAATTTCTACCAATCCAACATCATCTAGCATTTTAGTTAGTCGTTCTTCTGCACGATTAACTATTTTAGGAATATAATCAACAAATTCTGTTC